TGAATCTCTTTTTCTGTTGGGCAAAACTGCGTCTGGGTGTGTTTTAATAAATTTAATGTTCATATTCTTTATTCGTTAATAAGCTGAGGAGGAATTGTCGCTTGATTAGATGTATTGTTATTGACTTCTCCTAAGGTAGACGGCGATTTCCAGTTGGCTTGAAGCCATTTAATTAAATCTCCAACCTTTTCTGAAGCTATAAAAAAGGTTCCGTAACCATCAATAGATACTTTTGTTGTCATACTTGTAAATATTATAATCAAAACTATATAATTCAACATGGATTCCTCTGACGAAATAGACAATATTATTAATGAGCTCAAAGCAGATGCTATTCCATCAACTCATAATGTGCCAGCAGTTCAAGAACCGGTTCCTGCTGTAAATGATGAAAATGTAAATGATTTTGTTTACCAAAAAACTGCTGAAGTTATTCAATCTGGCTTAGAAGCTATGAATAATTTAAAAAACACCTTCGCAATGGGTGCAGATCCCAAAGAAATAGCTGCTATGGCTCAATTAATGAATGCGGTTACCAAGGCTATAGATTCTATGAACAATATTAACCTGCAGCAAAAACATGCTAAGAATGCTGTGGAACTCAAGAAGTTAGATATAGCTGGTAAAAAAGAAATTATGTCTAAATTACCGCCTTCTAACAATATTTTAATAGCCACACGAGATGAGGTTATTACAAAGATGTTAGATAAGCCTAAAAGAGATCGTATAGAACTGCTAGAAGATTAGTCTTGAGGGTCTTTAGGTAAAGATATATTTCTGTCTTTGGCTACTTCTTTCATTTTAGCCAAATAACTTTTCATAGATTCTGGTCTTTTTCCGCCGTGTTGGAAATCATTCTTTCTATGAACCAAATCTTTATATACTGCTATAAATTTTTCTGGAGATAACTTTTCTAAATCTGTGTCTGTGTCTTCTCCTGTATATTTGTCTGCATTAGCTTCTAGATAGTCTAGGTAATCTTCAAATTTCTGTGCTAATTCTGGAGAAGAATTTTTATAACCCAATTTTGTCATTCGAGTCCAATTTAAAACTCTACCCAAATTTGCTTTAGAAGGATTACTGTTTAAAAACTTTTTAACATGATCTATCTTAGCATTTACGTCTTTAATTTTTTTAGCTTCTTCTCTAGTAACCTGCCAGTCTGTGTTAAATTTATTAACAGCTTCTGTAAAAAAGTTTTGAAAATTCATAATATTAAATATTTACTTCAAAGAAATAAGGAACGTCTCTTTTTGTCCATTTAGCTTTTACAATCTTAGACCCAAATTTAAATTCTCTTTTACCCGCATTGTAATAATTTTGATACCCCTTTACAGGATTGCCCGGTACAATGCATTGAGGAAATGATACCGCAAAGCATTGAGGATGCTCTGTCATCTCTCCATGCGGTAGATCAGGTGGATTATTCCATGCCCATTCAATGAAGTCTTTGCTGAAATGTTCTTTTTCAAATCTATACAATCTTTCTTGATATAAACCATCTAAATGATTAAGAGTCCATGCAAAATTGGTCATGTTTGTCCTTACCCACTTAGTCATTGGATGATTATAATGCCCATGTTTACGTGGTGTGCCTTTTTGAGTACGCGGACAATCATCTTGTGATAGCCTATCAAGAGGATATGCTGCAGCTAACAGCTGTGTGCCTTCAATAATAATCTTATTAATATGAAGGTCTTGATAATACTGAGCAGCAATCTTGGGGTTTAAGTCTAGAATAAACAGATTCATATTACAGATTATCAAAATATTGCTTAATAACCGCAACTCTTTCTTCTACATTTCCGCGTACTGTAGTTACTTTGGTGCAATCTTTTAGCATTTCTTGCATGTTTTTGTCTACGTTATGTCTATATTCCTCATCTACCTTGCGATAACCATCTTTAGGCATATCAAATTCAATAGGAATATAAAAAATTTGGTCATATAAGTGTTTAAAATAATGTGTTTGTGTCATAATTGAATACCAACAGCTTACGTCTACGCCGGATTCCATCATATAAGCACATCCATCTACTACACATCTGTCTGCAAACCAGTTATACGGACGAGCAAAATTGCTTACGTGACTGGCCGTAACTACATGTTGCACAAATTCTTTGCCATTATCATTAATAGCATATCCCATTTCTTTTAATTGTTTAGCGTTGCTGCTATTGTCTACTAGTTTTAGATTCCATTCCTCAAAATGTGTCTTGATTGTCTGTAAGATAGTAGACTTGCCTACACCATGTGCTCCACAAAAAGCATATCTTTTCAAATTCATGTCTTATATTAAGATATAAAACAGGGAAATCAAAGCAAAAAAAAACACCCACCTCGAAAGATGGGTGTTTTTAGAAGGCCTAGTACAGTGGTTTACAGGTAGAGCTTGCCACTGGAATTGACGTTATCTGTTCCTAACCCCTTGACGATGATTAAGTGGTAGTAAAGGGAAGCGCCGAAGATGTAATCTACGACTCCGTAACGGGTCATCAAGCCAACACGTGGCGAGAAGTCGTTAGGTCCGATTGTACGTTGAATCATCACAGGAATGTATGGGCAGTATACGATACCAGTATCATAGTACTCTGTTCCCTTGTAGCCCAATAAGGCATACTCCAATTGAGAAGAGCGAGTGCCGGCCATGGTTTGAGCTTCTGTACGAGTGTCACGGTAGACTGTAAAACGTCCGCCAACTGAACCAACTTTGGCAATGCCGGTTGGTTGTGTGTTAACGTTGCCGTTTACAGGCATCCATTGAAACTCTGGCAACATCTCAAGAATCGCGCAGACGCGAGGTGTAGCAACGATAAAGTTGGCGGAACCTCTGCGGTTACGGATAGCGATGCGGTTTGCTTCAACGATTACCTTGGAATAAAAGTCGCGATTACGCTCCCCTAACCAACGGGCATCAGCTGAAGCTGCATACCAGAAACTATACCCAGTACCTTGTTGCGCATTAATACAAATTTGAAGCATTCTGACGATCATTTCACGGTCAATTTCGGCCTGAATTTCATAGCTCATCGCATTTGTTAATTCAGAATCGATGTCGAGGCCGTTCATGTTCTTCAAATCTTGCTCTAATTCAACTGACCAGCGAGCTGCTAAACGGCGTGTGCCGGCTTCAACTGCGGTTTTGCTGAATTCAACAGTGATTTGAGGAATGTTGCCAGTCAACTCAAATTGGCTCAAGAGGGCTGCAATACCTTTATCTTCGTTTACGAAGTCAAAGTGTGTAGACAACCCTGAGAGTTGGCTTGAACTTGTTCCTGTAAAGCGAGTGTCGAGGCTTTGATAACCTAATTCGCCAGTGATACCTGCTCTGTTGAAGGCTCCGGTTGTAGTGCTGCCAGTGGCATAACCATCAATACCGTTAGCTCCCAATGAAGTAGGCTCGTATTTATAACGCAAAGCAAATGCTAATCCAACTGGACCACTCATTGGTTGAACGCCAACGATTTCGTTGGTGATCAATTCAGGGAAGGTCCTGCGAACCATGGGGATTAAAACTTTAGGCAAACGATGATCGTTGGAGGCGTATGTGTCGGAAGCATACAAAGCACCGGCGTTGGCGCCAGTACCTGCTGAACCGAATATACCACCACCACCGACTGAGTTTTGAGCCTCGTTCAAGCACCATTGTTCTTGGTTCTCCATCAAAATCGCCGTAGCTAAACGACCGTGTTCGCTCTCAATAGGGTTAACCTTATTGGACGTAAAGTCCAAAATGGGTGCCCACTTTTCGAGCAATTGTGACGCACGAGCTTGGTTGATGTATCCTGGAGAAGGACTAATATTGTTACTCATAGTTTTTATTACTGTGGATATATTTTCGAGAATCCGTCAATGAATTCTCCAACTTAAAATTTACCGAATAGACTGAAGAACTTGTAAATATGGATTATTTACAACTTTTTGCGTAGATTCACTGATTACTTGTGATTTTACTACTTTGGCGTCTTTAGTTACAGCTGTTTGCTTCGCGGTTGATGCGAGTGAAGCAGTTGCTGCTACTTCGTCTTTTTCAAACATTTCAACAACATAGCTGAAATTTTCAAGAATGTATTCGGGAGACTTATCACTCAAAATTTTACCAACAAATTCTTTCTTAGAAGATGGCATCCCTTTGGTTTTTTGTTCAATTAACAAAGCTGCTTTAGCTTTTTGAGCTTCAGCTGCTAATGAATTCTTTTCCAATGTGAGGGTTTTGACTTCATCTCTAAGTGAATCGAGAGCTTGTTTGCCTTCGATAATAGCACTTTTAACTGGATTGCTTAAAGTGTTGCCATCTAAACCAACAATTTTACGAATTTGGCTTAATTGTGTTTTGGCTTGGACATTAGCTACTGCTTCAGCTAATTGTTCGCGAGGAACAATCTTGTCTAAATAAAGGTCCAAATAATTGCTCATTTCCTCAACAATACGATCACTGAACTTTTCAGCTTTCTCATTAATTGCTTTACGATAATAGGAAACCAACTTTAACAATTTTTGGGTATGATTTTCGTTAATAGCCGAAACCACATCTTTTAATTTACCAGTGTGGTCTTTGTCTATTTGCTCAATCAATTGTTTTAATTTCGTAGCGTGATCTTCGTCTTGTTCTTTAAGTGCCTTCTCAACTAAAAGATTAGCTTGAGCGGTTACTTTTTCATTAACAGCAGAATCAAACGCCGAGGCAATGGCTGAGGCTGTTTCTTCACTAATTACGTTTTTATCGAGTGAACTGATAATTTCGGCTATTTTCATACAAAATATATATTATTTATTCTTCTTAGGAGCCATTTTAGATGATTTCTTTTTGTCATCTTTCATAGCACCCTTTTTGGGATCCTTTTTTGCTGACTTGGCTGCAATTTTTTTAATTTTTTCTTTCATCTTTGCTTCGATGATTGTAGAAAGAGTATTGTGAGCAAACGCATACTGTTTTTCACAAATTTGAGCTATAAATTTTGAAATCAATTGATGGCTGTTCATGTGTATATTAAGAATATTTATCTTGGTGTAGGGCTACTCTGCATTTTTTAATGCATTAATAAACGAAATAATTTGTTCCTTTAAATAAAAGTCTAAATCTTTTTTTGGTAAGGTTTTAATAGCCTTTTCAAACTTTTCATAAACTGGCAAAAATTCACCTCTGTCATCTAACACCCATTGTTTTGATTCTAAGATACCATTCACAAAAGCTGTAGGCACAGATGGATCTGCTACAACATCAACCGCTACAATTCTAAAATCTGCTACTTTATTAACTCCACTTTTGTCTGGTACTAATCTACCTAAAGATCTGCTAGACACTCCTAATTTGACTCCATCTAAAATTAAAGATCGAACTAATTGGCCCATTGCATTGGATAATATTTTAGATTTGCCTTCAAAAATATTTCCATTTTGTTTAATGTCTGTAATGAGATGACAAACTCTTTCCAAATTAATGTCTGGAGTTTGTGGATGATTTAATTCACCAGTTGCACGATTCTGGGTGATCATTTCTGAGCGATAACGATCTACCTCTTTTACCATTTCCTCTAATGGATAAATTCTTTTGTTTTTATTAGTTTCATTCGCCATTAAGAATGGCCCTTGAATGAACATATTAGAAGGAGTATTACGATTTTTTTCTTCTACCAAATATTTTACCTCGTATGTGGGTTCTTCTACTAGTAAACGATAGACATTATCACTCATATTAACAATTATACAAAATATTTATACCAGAAGGGGGTTGTATCAAGTATTTATTTTAAAAGTTGAGCAACTGATTAATTTTTTTCTCTGTTAAAATAAAGAAAGTATAACCGTTTCTCTCACACCACTTACGCGCAGCTTCCCATTTAGCCATGTTTATAGCATATTGAGTGTGTTCATATAATAAAGTTTTTTTACTTTTGTTAGGAGTTATAGATGGTGGTAATGTATATTTTTCTGGTTTAATTTCTATTAATAATTTTGTTATAGAACCATCTTTTCTTTGTAAGTGAGCGACTACGTCTACAAAGTAACGATGTAATTTTCCAGTTAAGTCTAAAGGAGATCTGTAGGGTATAACAACAGATTCAGAACCCCAACTTATTACATGTGAGTTTAAATCTAAGTGTCGAAACACCTTTAATTCTAGGCTAGAACGATATAAAATAGGCCAAGAACCTTTGTATTTGTTTCTAAATTGAGGAGTGTAATTGCCTTGATTAAATTTGCCGTTTTTGTTTAATCTTTTCATGATTATCCTATAAAAAATCTTATAGGATCTCTGTCTATTTGGTCTTGGGTAATTTCTTTTTCTAAGGCATCTCTTTCATTAATGCCTTGAGACATTAAATCTTGATAAGAAACACTTTGACCACCAAACAAGTTTGAACCGCCATACTTTCCTCTCACATGAGCAACGGCTATTTTGGTTAAAGCTAAGCTATAACGATAAACCCAAAGTTGATTGATAAGGTCTTTGAGAGGTTTCTGTAGCTTACAACCTACTACACCATAATAGGTGTTATAAACACTGGGTTCGGGCACTAATTTAAGTATTTGATCGTCTGGATAAAATCTTAAATAAGGTGTTGTGGCTAAAACTTTCTCTCGAGTCTCTAACCAACCTTTCAAAAATTGCCAAGTAATCAAGTCATAACCTACATTACCTAGCAAGTGACCGAAATAAGCTTGTTGAGCTATTGTATGTTCAATGGTAAACAAAGTATTGACCCCAGAATTGTTTCCCTCAGCAAAGGAATAAACATCTATTACTCGACGATAGTTATTTAAATCCATATCCCACCCAGCTGAGTGAGTTAAATTGTAGACCGGGTTGACGTCTTGACCGTTAACTACTACTACTTTATGAGAATTGGGCGGTATTGGAGATTCAAATTTAATCACCACATGAGACTCAGAAGCATTTAAAACGTTGGGATAAGTTAATTCTCCGTTTTCTTGGTTAAAAACTTGAACTACAACGTCTTTATTATTTAAATTATGAAAAACTGTAAATTCATTACTGCTGCCATTGCCTATAACAGAGACATGTCTTAAAGTAGAAGAACCAGTCAATACAATTACTCTTAAAGAATTTAAAGGTATAGGCTGATTAAATCTTAATATAGTAGTGTTACGAGAATCGTTAATGGTTGTTGTATAAACTTGTTCGTTAGTAACGTTGTCATATATTTGTACAATAACATTTTGTGTGTCTAAATTATGTTCTACTACATATTCAGTGTCTATGTCATTGCCTATATTAGTTACATATTCACTAACATCTGTGGCGTTACGGGCTTTATAAGAAGATGGAAAGGCTTGGGTATCTGGATTAGCAGAACTTTGTAAGTCTGGAGTAATGTTAATTAATCTGCCTATAGGCAATCCTACCTTAGGTATATAGAGGTCTGATTTAAAAATTAAAAACTCTTCTGTTGTGCCACTAAATTTGGTAAAAAACTCTATAGCCAAATCTATTGCTTCATATATCTGTGCAGAACTGATCTCTATTTGTACTAACGGTTCACCCAAAGCCCTTCGAATACGCTGAGCCAACAGATCATAACTCTTAATTTTAGAATTAAAAGTAGTACTACCGTGATAAGAATTAGGTATTACGGGTAAAGCCATATATTAATACTTACAAATATGGCTGATATAATTTGTATACCTATCCTAAATAAGCTGCAGAATTAGAAATTACGTTAGTAGATACATCTATCCAAGTAGCTGAATTGGATTGTATTAAGCTACTTTCTTCAAAATTAAGGTAAATTGCTGAGTTTGTCGCTAGATTGGTAGAGGTGTCTACCCAGGTAGCTGAATTTGCAGCTAAATTACTGGTAGTATCTATCCAAGTAGCTGAATTGGATTGTAAAACAGAACTTTCTTCAGAATTAAGATATAAAGCCGAGTTTGTGGACAGGTTAGTGGATGCTTCTACTAAAGTGGCTGAAATATTTGACCAGCTAGAAGTTAAATCTGCTAATGCTATAGAATCTAGTTCATTAAGATAAGTTGCAGAATTAGAAATTAAATTAGAAGCAGTCTCTATCCATGCCGCTGAATTAGATTGTAATACACTAGATTCAGGTGAATTAAGGTATGAAGAAGAAAGTTGGGTTAAATTTGTATAAGCCGTAGCCCAAAACTCAGAGTTTGCTGCTACAAACGAAGAATTGTTTTGCCAATCTGAAGATAGAGATCTTAAAACTGTAGAATCCTCAGCATTAATATAAACAGAAGAATTAGATATTAAATTTTCATAAGAAGATTGCCAATTTCCAGTAAGGGCTAATAAGTTAGAAACATTATCTCTTTCATATTCATTTAAATAAGTTGAAGACAAAGAATTAATGTTTAAATAAGATTCTTGCCAATTACTAGATAAAGAAAGTAAATCTGTAACTACATTTTTTTCAAAAGGATTTAAATAAGAAGAAGATAAATCAGACAAATTACTATAAGATTCTTGCCAAGTAGCCGAAGCCGCTTGTAAAATAGACAATTTAGCTGTTTCTAGGGGGTTTAAATATAAAGCTGAATTAGTACGAATGTTGGTCGAAGAATCTAATAAAGTTACTAAATTAGATTCAAAATACATTTTAAAATTATTTAAAGACGCACATAAATAATTCATGAAATTAGTAAGAATGTGAATAGGTGGTCCTTCTTCACTGATTATAATAGCATCTGGATCATCTTCTGATTGAATTATTACTGTCTTATTCATGCTGGGTATGTCATTTTCTATTCTCCACAATCCTTGCATATAAGTTTTACGTTTTCCTTCTGGAAAAATTATTCTTAAATTGTAGGAATAATTACCTATAGGCAAATCTATAACGCGTGGTGGAATTGTTATTACACCTAAAGTGGGCAATGCTATGTAAATAGCACCTGAACCAGATGTAAGCTTTAAAAATTCTGGACTAGAATTGTTATTGTATCCTTTTACAACCATTTCAACAACTGCACCAGTTAGATCTACAGGTTGGTTGTTGTACTTAAAGGTAATATTATTAATTCCTTTCCAAGTATCTCCGGTAGTATGAGGAGGAATGTTGTAAATTTTCATATAAAAATATTAACCAGCTGGAGGTGTGGGAGCAGCTGCTGGTTCTGCTGCTGATGGTGTGGCTGCTTCTCCGCCAGGTGCTGGTGCCGGTAGAGCTTCACCGCCAGGTGCTGGTGCTCCACCTCCACCACCAAATTCTGGAATAGCTGAAGCACTAGTACCGCCACCTCCACCGAAACCAGCAGATTCTCCACCACCAGCTGCGGCAGAGTCTGCTGCCTCTTGAGCGGCTTCTAATTGTTCTCTCCAATTTGGACCACCATTAGCAATCTGAGCTAATTCCCATTTAAATGCAGCTTCTTTGCGCATCCATTCCATATTTTCACTAATTCTTTGGTCATTATAACCAAGATAATGGCGCTGAGCAAAAATATTAGATATGCTTTCGTTGTTACACATATCACTGAAATTCTTATGCTTGAGTTCCAGTATTTGTTGTTGGCGAATTGCAAAGTAATTAGAAGGTGGGTTAAATTCTAATTGTATAAAAGCTTCGTGTAATTTGTATTCATCCCACCAGCCGCGTAATTTTAAATGAGTTATAAAAGAATGTTTAAGACCTTCTGCAAATTGGTTTTGCAACCTCATTATAAACTTTGCAAATTTTAATTCTTCTCTTAAAATTTCTGCACCGTCTTTAAAAGATTCATTAGGATTTAATCTAGAGATTGGTACTTTTAAGCTCTTATAAAGTTTGGCTACAAAATAATTTAAATCATCTAATTTACCTAGGTTTTCACCACCTTGCAGTACAGAAACATCTGATCCCACTTCTCCGTTTCTACGAGAAAACCAATAACTGTCTAACATGGATTGAGGATTATAAACATTTCCTACGGGTGAATTACTAGAATCACCAGTATAAACTTGTTTAGCATTATATTGATGCATCAACTGACGTAGATACGATTCAGCTTTAGCTGGTGGCATGTTTCCTACATCAATAACAAATTTTAAACGTTCTGGGGCTCTTACTAGACGATATATGATGATTGCATCTTCACACAAAGAAAGCAATTTATAAGCTCGACGACAATTTTCTAAGAAAGGTATTCTTATAGAATAATCTTCATTCCATAAACCGGAATTAACATAAGTGACCTGAGCACCTTGAAAGGTAATAATTTGCTGTTGTAAAGCATTAACTGGGCTAATATTAGATTGCTGTTGAGACAATGGATTAGCTTTATTATCATTTAAATTGATAGGTTTTTGAAATGTAAAGTTTTCAATAACACTATTTTGTACATTGTCATAAACAGGACTTATAAGTTCTGAAGGTATATTTAAACAACCTATAACTCCAAAGTCTGGTCGGTCTTTATATGTAATATTTTCAAAAAAGACTTCTCCTTCAATTAGTAATTGTCGGCAATAAGCCCATCCTTTATGTTCTAGGTCAAAAATATTAATGAATTTTTCAAATTCTTTTTGTAGTTCAGTTTTTTCTTCAGGTCCGAGCTCTGCAAAAGAAGAATATTTTAAATGTATAACTTTATTGTTTTCGTCTTTTACAATAAACTCGTCACAAATTTCATCGATACAATCTGAAACCTCAGCAAAAGAAGCCATTCTTCTATATTCTGCTAATCTTCTTGTTTTGTCTGTGTCAAGATTGGCATATACATAATTGTGATATGGGCTATGTGAAGCTATTGATCCTTTGCTGTTTGCATCCATATCTGCCTTCGTCATTGAAGGGCCTGTAATAATGGATTGTTTTAAAAGTTTTAATTGAGTTTTCTTTGCCAGCCTATCAAATAATTCATACTTTGGATTATTTGTGTCCATTTCAATTGGAGCTGTCACATAAGGCAGTCTCTGCAGAATGCTAGACACAAAGTTACGATTAGTACTTTGTTGACGATTTGAACTTGCTAAAATATCTGCCATAAATTGTTTAAATTTTAATAAAGGTTAAATTTTATTCCACTAACCCCTGATAGGATAGTACTTACTCCAGCTTTCACAAAATGACCTTCTGTTATTTTGCCATAGCCTGCTTCATTTTGAACTATAACATCTAAATAGCCAGTTTCATAAGGTACTTGGGGTAAAGAAAAATCTATGAGAGATTCGCCATTATAATTAAAAGAGTCTATTTTTACACCGTAAAAGGGTGGATAAACTGCTGATAATTTAGAAACGGCAGAAAAGGGTGCTACTAGATGTATACCAGACAACATCGAAGGACTAGAAGCACTTAGATATACATTTTCTGGCTTAATAAAATATTTTCCTAGCAAATTAATATCTAAACCCTGCTCAATTGGGTTAGAGGATATAAAATTAAAATATCTTGGAAATGCATTAAGAACATATGGTCTACCAGAAACTGTGACAGTTTCTGAATTTAATTTTTCTAGAATTGTAGGTTTAAATGTACCTTGTCGAGTGCTGAAAAATTCTTCATTAATGACATATATCTTTTTAATGATTTCATCTGTGCTCTTAAAAAGCCAACCCTTAATGGTAAATTGAGTGTCTGCTGAAACTCTATATGCTGCGTTACCTGCAAGTTCGGTAGGGTATGTAATGTTAGCATTTCCACTCCACAAAATTTCTGTTCTCAATTCTTGGTAATTGTTATTAGGATCTTTGACCGGAAACTTCCAAGAAATGATAATGTATGGATTGCAATATGGAATAAAATTAGACAAGATTTGATCTAAATGTTCTTGATATTTTGCCATAATAGACAGATTAACTGTTATATTAATTGGCAAAGGTTGAGGAACCTTTTTAGAAACTACACTGGGGTCTAATGGATCTGAATAAGGTATATAAAAACCATCATTTTTATTAACAACTCTATTATTGTCTCTAGTTAAACCACCTAAAGTAACTGCAACGGCTGGTAAAGTAATACCTCCGGGCCCGGGAGTTGTAAGTTGTTGAACTACTCTTTGCTTGGGTGCATATACAAACCTAACATTGGCTTCTGAATCTGGTATCAGATTTAGATCTTTGTCATAACCTTTAACTACAATATCATTGAGGGCCTCAATAAATTGCTCTATTAAAGTCATCACCTCAAAATGATATGTGTAATTTTTCATATAGATTATTTATAGCTACATAAATCTATCTAAAAAATATTTTGGTAAGTTGTTTTTATTGTTAACAATTGCTTTAACTATAGTACCGTCCAAAATATAAGTGACTGAATAGTCTTTTTTAGATCGTGTGCATCTTCCACACATTTGTATCAAAGTATCTAGCATCTTCATGCTATAATAATTTGGATTCTTATCAAACATTTTTTTAATTCTTTTAGAACCAAGTGGTAAAAAGGGTGCTTTAACTATGATTTGGAATCTACCTAAATCATCATCTAAACTAACCCCTGTGTCTAGTGAAGGACTGACTAAGACTGTATCGTCTTTTGTGCGAGTTTTGTGTTCTAATACAATGTCTTCGTTAGAAATGCCTACTTCTCTAAACAAAAATCTATTATTTCTACCTAAAACCTTTTTAATACTTTCTGTAATTGAATTAGTGTGTGTATGAATTAGACCCTTTTCACCCTTGTGTTTATCACATATCTCTTTTATGATATTAATAATCTTAGGAAGACTTGATTCTAGGTTTTTATGAGACAGACTATACATTGTTGAACAATATATAGGTGACTTTTCTGCATCAAAGGTTGATTTAACATCTATAAATGTGTATTCCTTATCCTTAATACCCAAACTTTTAGCATATTGTTCTGGGTTACTAATCGTAGCAGACATTAACAATATTCTTTTACCTCTATCAAAAAGCTGCTTGGCTAATGGTTTAATGTCATATGGTACTAGAGTCACTTCTTTGG